ACTTTATTCCCTTTTTTGATGTCACAAAGATAAAGAGAACTTTATTAAAAACAACAATTTTGATAAAGTTTAGTTTATTGGTTAGTAATATTTAACAAAGCAGACTTTATCAACATTAGGTTTTATGATAAAGTTTGCATTACTTTGCAGAGTAATCAAAATAAAGTTTAGTTTATGGCATTAAAAATAAAAGAAATAATGAGCGAGCGGAGCATCACATCTGCGTGTCTCGCTGACAAAGTAGGCATCTCAAAGGTTGCAGTGAGTAATATCGTAACCGGTAAATCGTCACCATCTCTGGATAACCTTATAAAAATAGCCGGTGCTCTTAATGTATCTATAACTGACCTAATAGGGGAAGAGAAAAAAGAAAATAACACTATTATCTGTCCTCATTGCGGTGAAGAAATCCATATAAAAGTAGAATAATCCATTCTTTTATTTAGAGCTACCTCTATATCATCTATATGTATATGCAAGAATTACGAATTAAAGAAGTTATGCAAGAGAAAGGTATAACGCAAAAGAGATTAGCGGAGCAAATGGGAGTTGCAGAAATTAGTCTTTCACGCTCCCTTAGAGGAAATCCAACATTAGAAACGTTATCTAAAATAGCCGAAGCGCTTGAGGTTGATATAGTGGATTTATTTGAACGTAAAAAAGAGGAAGGAAACACCATGATCTGCCCAAAATGCGGTTCTAAATTCAAATTAATCGAGTAAAATTTGCTTTTTGTGTGTTTGTATGTTGTTTTGTTGCATTATTGCTTTTCTTGTTTTATATTTGTGGCGTTTATTATAATATACTTTTAATATGGATATAAAAAGCATTGTTAAAGAAAAAGGCTACACAATACAAGATGTAGCAAAGAAGATGGGGGTTAACAGGGTTACTCTTACTCTAACTTTACAAGGAAATCCAACCTATAAAAAGCTGAAGGAAATAGCAGATGCTATAGATTGTGATATAGTTGATTTCTTCCGTGATGAAGTTTCAAATTTGAGTACACATCAAATAAAAGAGGAAGAACTTACCGCCCTAATCCAGCATAAAGGAGACTTCTATAAAGCCACCACAATAGCTGAACTAGAAAAAATAGTGGCTGAAATAAAAGAAAAATAGGCTTTATCAGTGAAAATTGTGTTATTTATTTGTTGAAATTATTTTTAAGGCATACCTTTGCCAAATAATTATAAAACATTTAAATACACACAGCAATGAAGAGGATTTTATTTTTATTATTAACGGTTACATTATCGGTTTCATTACAAGCACAAGTGATGAGGGCGGAAGAGCTTGAAAAGTATGCTAAAGAGAGATATGGAGAAAAGTGGACTGAGGCTGCTGAAAATTTGTCTAAAGAATTGGTTTTAGATAAAAATTTATCATTAACATACGAGCAAATTATAGACTGTGGTGACCAAACGAAAGAGCAGTTGTATGTTATTTTAAACCATTGGGTTACAGCATCTTTTAATGATGCTAATTCGGTTATAAAATTAAATGATAAAGAATTGGGGTCTATTATAGCTGAAGGGTATGTTGGTAACATTGCTGAACATATTGGTGGAATGAGTCGTTATAAAGTAAGTATGACCCCTATTATTAAAATAGATATCAAAGATAAAAAGATACGTGTAACATATACTCTTCAATATTACAATGTAGAGAAGGTTATAGGCGGTGGATTTATATCTGCTTTTTCTGATGGTTCTCAAAGACCACAATTGAATATTGAAAAATGGGGGCTTGAAACTTGTTATCCTTTCTCAAAAAAAGATCAGCATAAGGCGAAGCAGACATCATCAAAAGCTTTGGTTATGGCTCACGCTTATTCTAACGTAATTATGGATAAGATAGAAGAAGCTGTAAAACATGGTTTGATTGGAAATGAAAATGACGATTGGTAATCAGTTTTGTAGTCCACCTCCCTAACCAGTCTTCGCCCGCCGGAAGGTGGGCGTTTTTTTGTTTCTGAATACTTCCTTCTATCTTCTAGTTCCCCTTATTTCCTTTTAAAAGTGTTAAATAATACATTCAACAATAAATTTGTTACCCTTTTGTTTGTTTATCAGTAACGAATACGTTACTTTTGTTTTGAATTTAAAAGCTCATTGAAATTATGAAAGTATCAGAATTAGTAAGGATGCTAATGAAAGCCGGTTGTTTCATACATCGTCATGGAGCCAATCATGATATATGGTATAGTCCGATAACCAAACAGACTTTTCCAGTACCAAGACATGAGAGCCAAGAAATGAGAGACGGCACATTAAAGAGCATTAAGAAGATGGCGGGGATTTAATCCCTGCCGTTTACTTACTAAATTGAGAAAACATATTTCAATGGCTTTTAAATTTCAAATCAAAAACAAAGAGTTATGAAGATACTTGCTATTATTGAAAAAGGGACAGATGGTTTATACTCCATCTATTCAGATGATATGCTGCTTAATCATGGATTAGGCGGTTATGGTTCAAGCGTGGAAGAGGCAAAAGCTGACTTTATGGAAAGTATTAAAGAAGCAAAGGGAATGATAACAGAAGAAAGTATCCCCCTTCCTAATGAAATGGAATATATAGATGTAACTTTTAAGTACGATCTTCAATCTTTCTTTAATTACTTTGATTGGATTAATGTGAGCCAGTTTGCTAAAAAAGCTGGAATCAATGAGTCTAAAATGCGCCAATATAAAAACGGACTGGCATTTGCCGGGGAGTCAACAACAAAGAAGATTCTCGACACTATAAAGAATATCGGAGCAGAGTTACAATCTGCTACTTTATAAATTCAAAGCTTTTAAATTCAAAAGAGGAGCCGTGAACCAATAAAGGGACGCGGCTTTCTCGCATTACTTCACCTTTATTTTTACCAACATCTCTCTCTTATTCTTATTCATTCTAAATAGCTTGTAAATTTCCTCAAATCTTCCTATATTTGTGCGGAAACCGTGTCAAGTGGCCCGGTACTTAATTCGAACGTTATGGCAAATGAATTAAAAATCACGGATGTAGTCGATCAAAAAGCTTTTGATCAGTTGCGAAACTTTAAGGCGGAATTAAACGAGAATTATTCAATTTATAAGAAGCTTGCTTTAGAATTAGCCGGTGGAGTTAAAATCAATCCTAAAACATTCCAAGAATTATCTGACAAATCGATTCTTTATAATAAAACACTAAATGATCTTATTGTTACTCAGAATAGAATGGCTGCTATTCAGGAAAAATACAATAAGACTTTGGAGGATTATGGGAATAAGATAAATAAATTACTGACTCTTAATACCCTTCCTAAGCAATTTGACGATTTAGTTAAAGGGATAAATAAGATATCTAGCTCTCTAGATACGCTTTCTTCTAAATTTCAGAACACTTCTTCTGCCCAAAGTTCGGCATCTCAGGCAAATCAATCGTATACCCAATCTACTAATCAATTAAATCAGGCGATAGCGACTACTGAGATCAGATATGCTGAAATTGTAGATAATATATTAGCTTATGATAATAATGTTACTAAATTGACGGCAGATACCATTCAGAACAAGATTAGAATAAAGGAATTAGGAGATGAACTCAAACGATTGGATAAGGAATATAAGAATGGGAATATCAGCTTAACTGATTATCTGAATAAATCTGCATTACTAAAGCAGCGTCAAACGGAGCTTTCGGAGCAAAACAAGCAGTATTCAAACTTAATGAGAAATCATGCTGCTGTTATTATTTCCGCATCTAGCAGCTACAACGAAATGAATGCTGCGGTATTGGCTCTTGAAAAACGGCTGAAATCTATGTCTAAAGATTCATTTTTAGGTTCTGAAGGGCAAAAGACATTGCAGCAAATACAGACGCTGAAGAATGAATTAAAAAGCATGGATGCCCAAATGGGAAATTATCAACGCAATGTTGGTAATTATGCTTCGCATTGGAATGGTTTAGGTATGTCTGTTCAACAAGTCGCAAGAGAACTTCCATCTCTTGCAGTTGGTTGGAATACGTTTTTCCTTGCAATATCTAATAATCTTCCGATTTTAGCAGATGAGATTAAAAAGGCAAATGCTGAATTTAAAGCAATGCGGGAATCTGGAATAAAGGGAATACCTGTTTGGAAACAGTTGACTGGGGCTATCTTTAATTGGCAGACAGCATTAGTGATAGGGATAACTTTGCTTTCTGTATATGGAAAAGATTTGGTAAATTGGATTAGTGGATTAGGTAGAGCTAAAAAAAATCTTGATAGTGCGACGATAGCACAATTGGCTCTAAATAATGCTACTAAAGAAGGGATTAAAAACTCTATTAGTGAAACTAATAAGCTAAATATACTGTATAAAATGGCTAATGATACATCTAGATCAATGATAGAACGCAAACAAGCAGTAGATGAATTACAAGCTATTTATCCGGAATATTTTAAAAATTTGTCTGATGAGGCTATTATGACTGGGAGAGCTTCTGATGCATATAATATGGCTAAAAACAATATTATAGAGTTGTCTAAAGCAAAAGTAAAATTATCAGAAATAGATAAATTGTCAGTAAGGGCACAGGAGTTATCAATGCAAGCAGCTGGCAAATTATTAGAGTTGAGAAAAGCAGAAAAAGAACCTGATTATGTTGACCCTTATTCTGGAGAGATAATTAAAGCTGCGGATCGTGTTGGCAAATTGAGAGAAGAATATAATGGTATTACAGAAGAATTGAAAAATATTTACAAAGCCCAACAGTCTATTGTATCAACTATAAAAGTTTCAGATATTACAACTTCAGAAGATGATTTAGAAAAACAGAGGGAGCTTGAAAGATTAGCAAAAGAACAAGCTAAATATCAAGAAGACATTGCTAAACGTCTTTCCGAAACCCGTATTTCTCTTATAGATGATGAGTATGAAAAAGAAAGGCAGACAGCTCAAAAGAAGTATGAAGAAAATATAGCATCCATCAAAGGTAATTCGGAAGAAGAAAATGAATTGAGAAAGAATTACGAACAGATACTTCAGGATGAATTGTTGGCGATAGATAAGAATTACTTGGATAAAAAAGATGAAGAAGAAAGAAAAAGGATTGAAAGCATTATGAAATATGAGATGGATCGTAAAAAGAATGACTATGCCGCTAAATCCATTGATAATTCAAGAGATATGCAAAGAGATATTCGCGAACAGGCTACATTATATGAACAAGGCATAATCACTAAAAAGGAATACGAAAAGAGAAAGGCCCAAATAACGCAAGATTATGCGATAATAGAGACTGAGCGTACTATGGCACTTCTGCAAGAATTGATTAATGTACAAGGCATATCAGATGAAGAAAGATTAAGATTGAAAGAAGCCCTTGCCGAAGAGGAAATAAAGCTTATAGAAAAGGTTAGAGATGCCCACACTAAGGCAAGGGATGAAGAAAATGAAAGTGATAAAAAATATTGGGCAGATATTCAATCATCAATAGATAACCTGAAGAATGTTAGTGATGACGCAGTTGATGGGCTAGGCACGCTGTTTGGAGGAATAACAGAGCTAATCCTGAAGATGGTAAAAGATGGTAAATTGGGATTAGAAGATCTTTTGGCTAGTGCAGCCGCTATATCTGAAGGACTATCAACTATGGTTATAGGCATGTATGATCGGCAAATAGAAAAAATCGAAGAGCAACAGGAAAAGAATGAAGAAGCCGCAGAGGAAGAAAAGGGACGCATCGAGGACTTAGTGAATAGTGGAGTTATTTCTACGGAAGTAGGTGAGGCTCGGAAACGGGCCGCTGAACAAACGACAGCCGATAAAAATAAAGAACTGGAAAAGCAAAAAGCTGAAATCCAGCAAAAACAGGCTAAATGGGATAAGGCTAATTCTATCATACAGGCAACAATTGCAACATCCCTGGCGGTAACTAAAGCGTTGCCGAATTTTGTTATTGCCGCTATGGTTGCCGCAATGGGAGCTGCTCAAATAGCCATGATCGCAGCCCAGCCCATCCCGAAATACGCAAAGGGAACAAAGGATAAATCTCACCCGGGAGGTTTGGCTATTGTCGGTGATGGTGGCAAGCGAGAGGTTATTCTTACAGATAGCGGAGCTTATATCACCCCATCTGTCCCCACTTTGGTTGATATGCCTAAACATGCTGAGGTCATCCCAGATATAGTTGATTACAAAAAAATGGCTCTTCGCTCTGACGCAATGATGCTTGATAAGATGAGGCGTGACAAAGGAGATCCCGTCATAGTTAATGTAAATAATGACTACAGCAGACTGGAGAGACGGTTTGAGGACGTGTATGGAGAAAATCGGAAAATGGTTCGATATATGAAAAAAATGGCCCGTTCCGCAGAGTATCGTTATCTGGACAGTAGATTATAACTTATCATTATAAATAAATCATCGTGTGAAGGAGCACGTTACAGAATTATGGAAAACTTTAAAGAATTAATTCCTATCAGAGAAAACAATGGCAAAAGAGCCGTTAACGCACGTGACCTACATGCTTTTCTTGAAAGCAAAAGAGATTTTTCCAATTGGATTAAAGATAGGATTAAAGCCTATGATTTTATTGAAAATCAGGACTATCAGGTTTTCAACAATTTTGGCGAAAACCCAAAAGGTGGGCGCCCGTCAATTGATTATGCTATTTCAATCGGCATGGCAAAGGAATTGTCTATGATTGAGAATAACGAACGCGGCAAACAAGCTCGAAAGTACTTCATAGCCTGTGAAGAGCATAAACATGAGCTTTCTCGTAAAGAGCTTGCGCTTATGGTCATTCAGGCGGAAGAAGAGAAAGAGAGGCTTCAAATGGAAAATAAGCATACAAAAGCCTTGCTGGAACAGAAACAAGAACAACTGGATGAATCTAAAGAGTGGTTCTCTATTAAACGATACGCAAAAGAGAATGGTTTAAACTGGAGAAAAATAAATTGGCAGGCATTGAAAGCCTTGTCTTTCGAACATGGATATGATGTGAAAAAGATATTTGATGCCAACTATGGTCAAGTCAATATCTATCATATCGATATTTTTAATATGTACCTCTCACATTAAAATACCCATAATGCTATACAATGATTTAGACAAAATTCCCCTAGACATCTTTATTGACGTCTTTTTAGGAGAAAAGAGAAAACTCATAATAGACGGCAATCATTCAGAGGAAGAACTGGAATCACAGTCCTCAATGCTCATATCTGAATATATCGAAATTGTAGGTGGATCTTCTGTTTCTGGTGAAATCTTGAAAAAGAGTAATCTGATCAATCTTCATATAAAAGTTGAATGTATGAGGATTGCGGAACTGATGGCAAATCGGGGAGAATGGGATGAAGTGGTTAATATCTTAAGATCCTTTGGATATCAGCTATTCCCGTCTGAACATGAAAAAATTAGAAAGCGGATATCGGCTATAATGTCGCAGAGTCGTTATCTGATAGAGAGCTATAACAGCAAAAAGACGGAAGAGCAATCTTTCAAAATGGATAAAAATTACTTTGCCAGGGAAAGAGTTATGGTCATGGCTCATTTTGGAATGCAGATCCGCAAGAATGAGATTACGGCAAAAGAATATGCCTTTATGGTTAAGCGTATGTGTGACGATGTAAAATCAATAAAACGCAAGTAGCTATGTACTTTAGATGTCAGATATTAACAAATGGAATATCCTACGAAGCAACGGATGATCTCAAGAACTGGGATGATTTTGAACTTGCTTATAAAAGAAGTAATTATGACGGAGTACTTCGTTCTTTTAGCACTAAATTTGAGTTTGTAAACCGGTCTTATAATTTGTTGAAGGAAGAATATTCAAAGAATTACCTTTCTTCCAGTGCCGGTATAGCTTTTTATAAAAGAAACAATAGCTGGAACTGGGATAAGGTATTTCAGTGCGCTTTAGATTTTTCCTCTTATTCGGATGATGGATATACAATCTCTATTAACGCAATTGATGATACGCTGGCCGCTATTATTAAAGCTAAGAGAAATATTCAGTATGAGTATCTGGTGTCTGAATTAAAGCCTCAATCTCTTTATTATGACGGTCTGAAATTCCAGTATGAAGCTAAATACGTGTCAGGAGGAACAACTGTAGAAGATGATGCTAACCTTCAGTATATCGAACATTATGGACCTCTTCTTCCGGGGGGAGAGGGGAAGCCTATTGTATTGGGCTTTCCTTTGTATATACTAGATAATAGTGAACTCCCGAAGCTGAATTCTCCATTAGTCTTTACAGATGAGCCGTTTTCGAGTGATGGGGGTGTGCAGCCCTTTGCAGAAGCGCTTTCTGATATTAATATCACAATAAAACTGTCATTTTCGTTTTATGTGATTGGAAGCACCAGCAATGGAACTGTATCTTCGCAGATTGTATTATATATACAAAGGGCTGACGGAACACTCGAACAGAAAATGAGGGCTCAACATATAGCCGGGAACTCCCCTACTTTTGTTAATGAAAATATAACTTCAGTTCTTCATAAAGGAGATACTGTCAGGATGGAACTGGAATTAAACAATTCAGTAAGACCTGTGGCAATGACATGGACTACTTATCTGAGAGGCTTCTCTTTATCTGTAAATTTCCAATCCCGTATCAATCCTGTCAATATAGATGTCCTTCTTTTGACCACTGTTGCAGAAAAGCTCCTTGAAAGCATGACAGATAGCAGTGATTATAGCGTAGATATATACAATTATGTACCTGGTGGAATTACCCGGAGTCGACTCTCTTCGTGTTTTATAATGCCGGCAGAAAGTGCAAGAAATCTTCCTAATGCAAAGCTATACACTTCCTTCAAGAAATTTTGTGAGTTTATGGAGGCTGAGTTTGGCTATGTTCTGGTTATAGAAGGGAACAACGTTACTTTTATTCATAGATATGCATTGTTTGACAATTATGTCGTAAAAGACCTTTCAGATCAGATAAACGATTATGAATATAGCGTCAATTCCTCTCTTGTCAACACTTCCGTAAAAGTTGGATATGATAAGCAGGATTATGACGGTATCAATGGACGTGATGAGTTTCGGTTTACAAATGAATTCTCAACAGGATTAAAACTGACGGATAATACTCTTTCTTTCATCAGTCCTTACCGGGCGGACGCGTATGGAATAGAGTTTTTGGTTCAAAAGCGAGGGGAAGATACCACCGATAATGATAGCGATAATGATGTTTTTATCGTAGGTTGTCAATATGCAACTTCGGCAGAGAATGGTAATCTGTTATTAGACCGTCCGTACAGCCCTAGTCAGTTGCTGGGCCTGATCAGTCCTGATACAATGTTTAACGTAGAATATTCGCCTCGTTTTATGCTGGAAGCAAATAAGGCGTATATAGGCGCATGCACAAATATGCTTAAGTTTACTTCTTCTGATGGTAATAGCAATGTCTCAATTGCGGGAATAAAAGAAACCGATGATTTTCCTATAGATAATCGTTTGTTTACGGTAGGTGAGGTAGACGTTGAGACAAGTGAAGTGGATGTTCCTTCGAATTTATCTGGATTAATCTCTCTTGATTATAATGGAGAGACCGTACGTGGATATATTAAAGAGATGAAGATTAATGTCGGAAAGACCGAATCGGTAAGATATTCTCTAATTGTGAAAGAGATAAAAAGCTGATAAGTTATTGTAATTGTTATAATAATTAGTATATTTGCATTGCAGTGTCAAGTGGCACTTAACCCATAAAAGAACGAAAAGACCATATGATTAAAATCGGTGACATCTGTCCATTGTTCTTTTCTCCATTAAAGAACAAATTTCAGCAGGATATAGACTATATCCAGCGCTTTCATACAAATGACAACATTCTAGTCCAGGTATTTTCGAATGATTCCAGCCATTCTGTTACGGCTTATTTACGCAATTTAGTATCAGGCAATCAAATACCCGTTTCTTTTTCTGAATATCAGGTGAATGATACGATAAAAATGTATTATTCCGCAATAACAGGACTTCATGATGCTGTATATGTACTTGAGGTAGCGGATGCTTCTGGCAATTTCTATGCCGTTAGCGAGCCCTTCTCAATCTGTTCTGATAGCCTCATTTTGGATGAGACATGTCTTATTAGATGCTCTCACAAAGATAATAATTCTCCTTTTGACAATATCTTCTGGCCTGGTGAAGATCAGTTGTTTTTTGAATTCAGAATAGAGGGAGGATTCAAACCGAACGGTTATTCTGCAAAAGTTGAGAATGAGCAATTCCGAAACCAAAAGCAGGAAATTATAGAATTATATTCAATTCCGTATGATACGTTCGCGTTGTCATGTGGCAATTCTTCTGGCATTCCTTATTGGTTCATTCAGTTTATAAATAAGGTTTTATGCCTTTCTGACTTTTATGTAAATGGTGTTGCTTATGTGCGTTCGGGAAATTCTGTTCCTGAAGTGACTCAAATATCTGAGGATAGCCAAATGTTCTGGAGTTCGGTTTTATTGGAAAAGAGAGAGAATGATCTTTCTGGATTAGGCGGTATACCCGGTGGTTCGTCAGCGATTAATCTTGTTGGGTTTAATATAAATAATCCCAAAGAGGGGGAGATGTTACAGTATGATTCTTCCCAATTAGCTTTTGTAAATACTGACAAAATTGAAGTGTAATGAAGAAGAAGGTAACAAAAGAGTTATGGTATGGAAGTGAGATAGACAAGGATGGCAATCCGGTATATCCTCCGTTGGCACCTTCTGAAGCAAGGCATTTAGAAGGATTGAATCAAGGGGAAGTATATATACATAACAGAGATGAAGATCCTAAAATCATTATTGTAACTGATAAAGGAAACGTAAAAGAAATTGGCGGAGATGGTGAAGCACTAGAGAAAAAATATATACGAAAGGATCAACCGGATGGTACCGATTTCCTATTAAGTGCTAACGGTGGTCTTGTAGTGCGTGGCGGAGAATTGATAGAAGAAACAGAAGATTCGTTAATTGAAGAATTAGAATATGGCAATACTAAGTAACGGTAAGTTCTACGGATTTCTTTGTTCTGTGAAAGCGACAGGACGTAAGTTGTCGAACGGCGTAAAGGAATACGTCGAAGACTTCGTGTCCGGATTTGCCGGTCATGGATGGAAGCTGTGGGAGTATATCAAGGGCAAATGGAAGCTGGAGATAGACAGTCTTGTTGTTCGCGAGACAATGGTCGTTTTTGAGCTTCTTATTCAGAAGATCCGCGCGGTGAAGGGTGCACTGGGTATCACTCAGGCATGCGGCCGTATAAAGACTGCCACGCTGGATGAGTCCGGACAAAACTGGCTGGTCACCATAGAGGATGAGATGTCTTTTGTCGCACACGATTTCATCCGGTGCCAGGATTGGACGAATGGTACCCTTAAAGGCTATTGGGTCGAGATAGCCGAAATACGCAAGATTGACGGTGTTGATACAATCGTCATACCTGTCAGTGAGTTCACCGGTGGTATAGGTTACACAGACGGCATGGAGGCTGTTGATCCGGCATTGTCGGGTATGACTACTCCGGCTGTCAGTGATGAGATTGTCCAGTTCGGTAACTCGAAGGATGTAAATCGTCAGAGTGCGATCTATCTGCATGCCGATGAAGGTGGACAGCCTGCAATCGATATTCTGTTTGGTATCAACAGCAAGAGTTTTGCCGGTTGTACGAAAATCCGTATGGGCGGTGATATTCCCGGAACAGACGGGCTTAAGGGTTTCTATTGCGAAAATGGTATGATCAAAGGTACAGACTCTACAGGGCATGTCGTTTACTGTATCTATCCGGACGGTACTGCTGAGTTTGGAGACGGATCAGCCCGATTTGCTACAGATAGATCAGGTCACATAGCCGGAGGTGCTATTTCGTGGCATTGGGACGCATCGAAGAACAAATATGTGTGTTCCATGAAAGGAGTGGTCCTAACGTGGGATAATCTGGACGAGGAAACAAAGGAAAATCTAAAGGGAGAACCGGGTAAAGATGGCCAGGACGGTACGAATGGTACTGACGGTAAAGACGGTACAAGCCTCATTTTTATGGGGGAATTCTCTTCTGCTCCGGCAAATCCTCAGAACGGATACTGGTATCGTAATACTACCGACAAGAAATGCTACGTATACCAGAATGGCGCATGGTATGTGATGACTGAGGATGGTAAGAATGGTCTTGACGGAGAAGGAAGCATCTCTGCTGATCTTGACGATGAAATGCAGTCTGTAGCTTGCTCTCTGGACGGTACAGTGGTATTTGGTTTGCCCATCACGACGACATTCTCTATGTTCTACGGAACAACCGAGCTTCCTCTTGATTCTCTTTCTGTAGGCAGCATCACAGGCGTGACAGCAACGGCTGATCGTAGCACGGGGATAGTTAAGGTAACAGCTATTACTGCTGCGGTGGCTGATGTAATTCGTATACCCATAACGGGACGGGTAACATACAAAGGTTCTCAGTATGAACGTACCCTGCATTTATCGATAAACAAAGTGAAGCCTGGGGAAAATGGAGAGGATGGGACCGACGGAACAAATGGTCAGAACGCGGTCATTTACTCGCTTCAGCCATCGACCAATATCATAAAGAGAGATGCTGACGGGAACAGTGATGTCTCGAATATATCCTGCCGGGTGATGAAGACCGACGGAGCTTCTACTGTCGTATCCTCTCTACCGGTTGGCTATTCAATGGATTATATCATAGACTCAGGAAATGCGACTAGCTATACTCCGGATAGGCAAATATCCGTCTCTGGGATAACAGATAAGATACAGTTCCGGCTTTACAATGAAACATCGGGAGTAGTACTGATCGACCGCGAAACGATTGCTGTTGTCTCAGACGGGAAGAAGGGGCTTGACGGTATAAATGGTGAAGATGGTAAAGACGGGCTCAGTATTACATGGAAAGGGGATTTATCAAGCGCTCCTGCCAATCCTCAAAAAAACTGGGCTTATCGCAATACCAGTAATGGTATCGTCTATATCTATAACGGCACCGCTTGGGAGTTGATGGTTGCGGACGGTCAGGACGGAACAGATGGTACTGACGGCACGGATGGCCTGAGTGTTTTCATTACATACCATGACAGCGAAGATGAACCATCCCGTCCGACCGGAAGCGGGACAAGCGGAGGATGGCATACTAACGCTACAAAAGATGTCGTTTGGATTTCTCAGAAAGTCGCTTCAAGCGCTTCTTCCGGCACATGGGGTGATCCTATACGATTCAAGGGATTACCGGGGAAATATACGGAGCTACGGTATAAGTATGCTTTCGGAAAGCCTGCTACGCCTACCGGTACAAATCCGGCAGGATGGTCCCTTTCTCCGGATCGGGAGGATATTACCTTCTCTTATTCGGGTAACTTTACAAAAGACGGTGATTACTATGTCTCTCCATCTCCTACATCTCATTCCTCGACATACAAGCAAAGAGTGTCGTTTACGACAAGAAGAGCTAATCAGATGATACATATAGAGATTGATGTATCATCTGAGCAGAACTACGACAAAGGTATCGTAGAAGCCCTTGATACATCATATAGCAGTTCCAACGAACATGCCTGGGAGGGAAGTGGAGTAACCAATGCGGTGGTGGATATTGCAGTGCCTACAGCCGGCAGTCACTTTGTTGAAATTGTATACACGAAAGACAGCAGCATAAGTAGTAACGAGGACAGAGTCAAGTTTCGTATGCTCGATCCTACTACCTGTTGGTATTCCACTGCAGTGATTGATGGTAAAACAACTCCTTCCTGGAGCGAACCTGTCATATTCCCAACGGACTCCAAGACCGAGGAGCAGGTTTACCTGCTTGCAAAGTCTAAGCGTAATGTTATTGACCTTCCGGCATCCAACGAATATGTTAACGAATACATTGGTGATGCTCCTGAATACAGTAGCTCAAAATTCTATTCGGCAGGTAACATAGTAAAATACAATAATGTATACAAGGTAGCTATTCAGGCGCATTCGGGGATTGCTCCGACCAATGAAGCATACTGGGAAGATGTGCTCTGGTGGGTGGATAATCCTCGTGGAGCATCGGAAACTTATCCTTATGAGTATACTTGTGAACGTACTCTACAGGGTGGAAAGTGGGGAGAATATAAGAACTATCGTCTCTTTGGTCATTACGGGAAGGACGGTGAACCGGGTGCAGATGGCAAACCGGGAGAGGATGCAAATCTCCTTCCCTGGGTAGAAGATTGGAACAATAATAAAACAGAAATAGGTGGAGAATACCTTATTTCACCTAAGATATTTTCTGGAACCAAGGATAGCAGTGGGAAACTGACCGGAGTCGCGTTAGGAAGAGACTGTGTAACTGTTGATGGAGAAAAAAAGACAGGGATTTTTGCTCTTGATCAGGACGATCTTATGCTTGAACTCGACCCTTTGAATAAAAGGTATGTATTCCGGGGTACAAATATTATCGGTTCTCCTAATGGGCAGAGAGTGGTTATTAGTCCGGATAGCAAGGATATTAAAATATTTGATGATAATAACAAAAATGTTCTACGTATTGATGGGGCCAGCAAAGACTCATTAAATGATTTGTTTAGCCAAAATATTCCTACGATTAATGTCAAGAACATTCCGGCATCTGTTCCAAGTCAGGAAAGAGAATACATGGTGGATATTACTGACCCTATATATGTGACTGGGAATGTAGCACTTGATGGACGATTTTTCGGTGGTTATACTAGCTCATCCCCTAATACAATATTTGTTGAAATCATTCTTAAGGCTTATAGCGATAGTTCATTGCAAAATATCATATATGCAGATTATATATATTCAAAGGTTGTCTCATACAAAACAGAACACATCTTCAACGATGAAATGTTTACAGGATTCTTAGTAAGCGGATATAATGTATTGTCCTTAAGACTGGCCATGTCTGAACAATATCCTCATAGTTTTTCTATAAATAATATGTCTATCACTCCTGTGGTAAACGAATATTTATCCTCACTTTTTGCAAATGGAATATCATTAGGAACTTCTTCTAAGAATCTTTTTTCTGTCATGAACAGAAGGGTGAATGGTATCAACTCAATACAAGCAATTTTATCAGATGGTACATCAGGACTGAGATTGGATAGTAACGGCCTGCAATCGTCGAGAAATGGTCGCTGGGGAATGGTACCTTCTATAATTTGTTATGGAAGGGCGTATTCTACGCCTTCAAACGCTTATATAAGAAGATGTAAAAGTTATAATGGTGACATTCCGACTATAACTAGGATGTCGTCAACAATGGGATATTTAAGAATGAATATTCCTTCTTCATGGACTACTGACGGATTTAGCGAAAGTACTGTTCAAATCATGTTAACGGGATTTGGACAATCGAGAAATGGTTCTGCTTCGAATATGAGTGAATTTCTAATCAAAGCAACTGTGCTTTCTGTAACTTCTAGTGAAGTGTATATCGGATTATCAGATGATGATACGGGAAATGATGGAGAATTTTATTTTGAAATGAAATGGCTTTAAAAAGATATATATGCGAGCAAAAGGTACAATAATCAAGTTGGCAATCTCCATCGACCTCCCTTCGGGGCTGACAATGGATAATGTGGACTTCCAATGCCGCTTCTTTGTCTTCTCCGCCTCACAGACGATAAAGAAGTCTCAGATGGTACGCATTAATGAGAACAGCTACAGCTGCTATGTTGACACTAAGATTATCGGATCGGGGGAAATCTGGCTGGAAACTACGGCTTACCTTCCTGACTCCGACTATGAAGGCGGAACAAGAGTAGAGGTAGATAAGATGAATACCGGTATAAAGACAGTGTAAAATGGGATGCATATCTGTACATATCGAAGCTATCAAGGGCATTGGAAATGTATCGGCCAAAGCTGATGAGATGAAGGTTTCCGCTTCGGCAACGGGCATGAAGGTGTCGATAGGGGTTGTCTGTGATGTTGGTAAACAGG